CTATCGCTGCCGTTCGCGGCGGTAGCGGCCCGTTTTCGGGCGCGGCGGCGCGGGTGCTAACGCGGATTCTAACACCGCCGCCGCCTTGACGCCTCCCGCTTCCCCGGCGTGCGTGTAGCGGCTCGTCATCACCGGGGATGAGTGACCCAAGAGGGCCATCGCGTCGTGCATCGGCACGCCCTCGTCGGCAAGGGCGGTGGCGACGTAGTGGCGCAGCGCGTGGGGGCCGACCAACGGCACGTCGGCCTTCGCGCACAGCAGGCGCAACTGTTCGCGCCCGTAGGATTGGTTAACGGGCGTGCCGAAACTGGTCGTGAAGCACAAGCCGAGCGAGCCGTCCCAGAACGTCCCCGCCGCGACGCGCTCGCGCTCCTGTGCCGCACGATGGGCGAGCAGGGCGTCGCGCACGAGGGCGGTCATGGCGATGGTGCGGGTGCCGCGCTCGGACTTCGGCGGCGAGAGGACGTACCGCCCGCCGATGCGCTGCAACTGCACGCGGACGTGGATGCGGGCGGCGGCGAAGTCCACGTCCTCCCACCGCAGGCCGAGCAGTTCGGCGTGGCGCATCCCCGACGCGGCAGCGAGCGTCCAGAGGCCGCAGAACGGGTGCGACTGGGCGGCAACGAGCAGGCGGCGGGCCTCGTCGGTGGTGAGGCGGTGCGCGGCCTTGGCGGCCTTGGCGGCGCGGGGGATCGGTGCGCCACGGGCGGGGTTGGCGACGATCAGGCCGTCCCGCACCGCCGCTTCGCAGATCATCGCCAGCACCGAGCGGTAGACGCGCAGGCTGTTGGCCCGGTGCGTGCGGCCCATGCGCACGAGCCAGCGCACGACATCGCTGTGCGTGATCGCCGTCAGTTTCGCGTCCCCGAACGCGGGGATGAGGTGGATGCGCACGGCGGCGTCGTACCCGTGCGCGGTGTAGGGCTTGACGCTCGCCGTCGCCGTCTCCAGCCACGCCGTCGCGTAGGGGCCGAACGTGGCACTGCCGAGATTCCGCGCCCCCCGATCCACGTCGCGCCATGCATCGCGCAGCCGCCCCCGCGCCTCGGTGACGCTCGCCCCGGTGCGCGAGAGGGTCTTGCCGCCCCGCGTCTCGCGCACCTCGTAGCGACCGGAAGGGAGCAGCCGCTGTGATCCCGTAGATTTCTGGCGACGTGGCTTGTCGGGTGTGTTGGTGTCGGTCATAGGGATCACATCCGGGCGTCGAGGGAGAGTATCATCTTTAGCGCGAATTGCACCCGATTCATGCTCGCTGCCGACACATCGCCCATCCGACGCACGAGGCGCGTCTTGCTCACGGAACGTATCTGCTCGCACAGCACGTCACTGGCTATCGTTAGTCCGCCTTCGGGTGGCGAAAGGCCGACGTGGGAGTTGAGCGTGCGCTGTGTCCCGGTGAGCGGAAGCACGATCACCATGTCCATCGAGAGGCCATTGAAAAGGTTGTTGGAGATCACGAGGCAGGGCCGTCGCCCGCCCTGCTCGTGACCGGTGACGGGTTCGAGTTCAGCCATCCAAATCTCGCCACGCCGCACCGTGGGCGCGACCGGATTGCTACTCATCTTCCAATCCGTCCTTTAGCGCCGTGTCCCACAATCGCTGCTCCGACTGGTATTCCGCCCACCCCACCGGGTCATTCCGTAGGGCATTCGACTGCTCTGCGAACTCGTTCCAGAACCGCTCCTGATCGTAGAGCGCGATGAGGCGAGCGATGGTATCTGCCATCGTCTCGTGCCGCTGATCGGCGATATCCCGCAACCGCGAGTGCGTGTCCGGTGGCACCTGAATGGTCTGTCGCTCGGGCATCGTGTTCCTCCCCTTCGTGTGTACCGTTTTGTACACACTAGAGTGTACACCGTCCTGATCTCCCTACCAGTGTCCGTACGCAGGAATGTGGGTGCGAACATTACGGACTCCCCCGCCCCCACACTGCCCGCGCCCTCACCGCCGCTCCGGTGCCGGGGCGGGTCAACGGCCCGGATAGGTCGGGGCGCGGGTAATAACGGGCTGCGGCGCGAAAACGGGCTGCGGCGCGAACACGGCGGTGCTGGTCGCGTTATACCCGTGCCCGAACGCGGTGGCGGTCGCTGCATTGTCCGCCCATGTCGGTGGCCCGATCTGCACGGCACTCATCGCGGGTTGCGACAACCGCGCCCCGAAGGCATTGGTGACACCCGTATCACCAAGCCCCACACCGTAAACACGCACGACGTTTTCATCGCGGATGCTGCTCGTGCCACTGAAGGTGACGACCACCGGGTAGCGCGAATCGTAGGGTTCCGTCCAAACCTGAAAGGTCGTCACGCCCCGTGATTCCCGGACATTAAACACCTTGCCCACCACGGACAACCGCTTGCCCTTGTACGCATCGGGGCGTTTCGTCATGTCGGCGGCATCTATCACTGGGTACGCCGCCTCATAGTCAGCAATCGGAGTGGGCAAGGCGGGTGTCGGTGAGGGGCGGGCCGTCCCTGTCGCGTAACTCCCGGCGACACGGGTTGCCGCCGCCGCACTCGTGGCGTCCGGCGTCGGTGCTGTTGTCGCGCTCGGTACCGGGGGCGTCGCGGGTCGTGCCGCCGCCGTTCCCGTGGCGAACTCCCCGGCGTTGCTCGTTGCCGCTGCACCGAGCGTGGGATTCGCTGCAAGGGCCACTACATTTGCCGTGGCGAGACTATTGATCGTGGCGGTAGGGTAGGGCGTAGAAGCGTTGCCGGACGGCGAACGGTAGGCGGCAACGGCAATGAGCGCGAACACCGCCGCGATGAACCACACGAGGGGGCTACGCGTGCTTTGCCCCGGCACCTTCGGCGGCGCACCCACAGGCACCATCCGTCCCCACGTCACGACCGTACTCCCACGCTTCCGCCCCGGCCCGTGATTCGCCACCGTGAAGCCCGCTGCCGTCAGCCGCTTGGCGTCGCGGTGGTATTCCTGCTCGTTGGCGTAGTGGCGCGTGACAGATTGCGGAATCATCGGTGGTTGCATCGCCTACCCCCTTACGCTTGACACCCACAACCGCGCCCTGTTACTCTGCAAACCTTACCGAACAGATGTGCTACTTCTTGGGGGCATTGATGCGCGAACCGATACCCTTTCCCGAACGCGGCGAATCGCTCACGATCACCCTTGAGTTCGTTGCGGACGTGGAACCTTCGGTGGGTCACTTGCAGGCAACACAGCAACGTTCGTTGGGTCGCCTGTTCGTGCCTCTCGCGCCTCTTGCACAAACACCGGAACCACTGCATCAACATGACGACGAACCTTTTCAGCAATTCCCGCTTGTTCTTCCCGGCTAATGTCGGGCGGTAGTTTGATCTGCTCGACAACAGAACGGCTTTGTGGGGCGGGCGACACGGACTGAAGATCAGCGGGCGTAATGTCAAACAGCAGGGCCAACGCATAGCGGGGGTTGACCCCCGCCGCTTCTGCGGCACGGATAACGAGGGCGGGCGTAGGATTCGGCAAGGCTCCGTCTTCTAATTTGGACCACCACGATTGAGACACGCCCGCCCGCGACGCCAGTTCCTCCTGCGTCTCCTTCTTGCGCCCCGCTGCGATAGCCCTACCCAACTTCTCTCGTCCCATGCCCGTATTATCGTCCGTAATGACAAGCATTGACAATTCACCACCGTCATAGTATGCTCCATCATAAGGAGGCGGAGATGACGACCAACCAAGAGCGGACGCGACCCACAGTGAACTACTCGATCAACGCAGACTTTGCGCGTTTCGTCCGCGATACCGCGAAAAACAATGGCGTGTCCCGAAGCCTGCTTGTCGAGAGGATGATCGGCTTCTTCATGCGCAATCCTATGCTGCTCATGAATATTCTGGTGGTGAATGTCGAGCACGAGAACGGTTCTGATTCCACCCCAGAAGGGAAGGTCGCGGCATGACCACGACCATCCCCGGCCTGCTGCTCACCACCGCCGACGAACTGCGCGAGGCGATGCGCCCGCTGCTTGCCGAGATGTTCGCGGCGGGATTCGCGGAAGGCCAGCGCAGCACCCTCCCCCGGATGCTGAACGTGGCGGCGGCGAGCAGGTGGTTCGGGGTGAGCCGGGAGCGCATCGAGGGCTGGATTGCCGGGGGGCAGTTGGAGTGCAAGCGCGTCGGGTCGCGGCTGCTCGTGCCGACGGCGCAACTGGTGGCCCTGACATCACCCGGCACGCCGAAGCGCACGACGAAGCGGAAGCAGGTAACGGCATGAACACGGGCATCGGCCTTTCCGAGCAGACAGGGCACGAAGGAGAGTTGGCATTCTGGGGCCACACGAACCCACCGCCATCCCGAAGTACCTGCCTGCTCGGAGCGGTGGACGCTCCCGGCACCGAGACGTTCGGTGCTGACACCAACATACCGGACGCGACGCCGGATTCATGCATGACACGAGGGGGGAATGAGGGTGCAGCGCAAAGTGACCTATCAGGAACGGTTGGAGATGGCGGAGGCACTGGTGGACGAATGTGCGAAGCCCGTGGTGGAGATGCGTACGGTGCGGGCATTGGCGAAAGCGATGCTGCACACCACGCAGGAGGATTCGCTGGCGATGCAGGCAATCGCGGGAATAGCCGAGAGCAGGACGCCCTCGGTGGCGGTGCTGCGGTACGCACGCGAACTGGTCGCGGCGGGACACGAGGAAGCGGCGGGGCAGTGGCCCCCGGCTGCATGACAACGACCCCAATCGCCTGCCAGCGACGGGGCCGTGAAAGGAACCAAGCAACATGAGTATCGCACACGCACTGAACGGACACAAGAGAAGAACGGGCATTACGGCGAGCGGCACCCTGCCGCTCCGCCCCTGCACGGTACGACAGCAGGAATGCGCCGACCCGTGGGATACCACCGGGCAATCGTCGTGGCCGGAGTGGTTCGCCTACGACGCCTTCACGGGCGAACGGGTGGCGCGAAGCCTCTATCGCAACACGCTGGACGAGTTGATCGCGGGCCGGGGCTACTACAAGGTCACTACCGAAGCCGCCGCCCTCACGGAGCCGCGCATCGCCTTCGCGCCCCGGCCCACGCAGACGCCGCTCCGCTACTACCTTGCGGATGTGATCGTGTGCGGCACCGAGCGATTGGTGTGCAAGGCGGCACGCGAGTTTCACGCGGACACGATGCTGGTGGAAGGCGCGAACGCCGCACACGTCCTCATGCTGATGGGCGAACACTACCCCGGCGCAATCCGCATGGCCCCGAACGCGGCGGGCGAATGGGGGGCGGTATGAGCATCCGCAACTGGGGCGAGGAAGACGCCCTGCATCCCTCACGCCCCGCCGCACGCGACCTGCTCTTGCTCGCGATCTACGGATGCGTCTACGCGGCCTGTGCGGGCGCGTGGTGCGCGGCACGACTGTGGCGGGGCATCTGCGACCCGCACGGGGCGATGACGCTGCTGCTGGTAGTGTCGGCGGTTGTCGCGGGGCGGGTGGCAAGATGAGCGAACCGAAAGTGCGCACGGTCGTCAGCACCCTTTTCCAGCGCGACATTGGGGCCTCCTTGCATCGGGTGCATTTCGGCGGCGAGCATCTCGTCGTCACGAGTTGGGGACGCCCGCAATTCGCGGTGGTGGATGCGCTCGAGTACGAGCAGATGGTGGATGCGCGGCGCTTCCTCGAAGCGTTGCGCGAGCAGGCGGCGCACGAGGCGCGGGTGCTTACCGAGAACGGAGCAGCGCAATGAGCAGCAAGAGACTCGACCTCGACTACGACTACTACGAAATGCGCCCGACGATGGAGGCGATGCTGGCGATGCGGGAGCAGTGCGAGGCGGAAGATGCGAAGTGGATGGTCGGGGGCAACGAGCCGGTGCTGGCGTACGTCACGAGGGACGGCGAGCGCGTGGCGCAAGGCGGGGCGGCATGACGGACATAGACGCCGCAACACAAGCAGAGATGCTGCAACGGCTGAAAGAGCCGTTCCCACCCGAAGCACTCAAGACCCGTAAGGGGGCCGGGAACCGCTCTTTCACCTACATCGAGGGCCACGCGGTCATCAACCGCCTGAACGCCGTCACGGGTGGGCGGTGGGATTTGCAGGTGCTGAAAATCTGGGATGTGGGCGACCTGATGCTCGCGCAGGTGAAACTCAGCATTCCCGGCCTCGGTGAGCGCGAACATATCGGCGTGCAGAAGGTTGACCCGAAAGCAGGCGAGGACATCGTGAAGGGCGTCATCACCGACGCCCTGAAAAAGGCGGCAACGCTGTTCGGCGTCGGGTTGTACCTGTACGGCAGCGACTACGAGCGCGACGACTACGCCGAAGATGTCCCGCCAACGCCGCAAGAGCGGGAACGGCGCATGGCCCCAGTGCATCGGGAAGCGCAACGGCAAGGCATCGCGCCCGTGCCGCCCCCCCCGGCCCCCATCCCGATTCAGCGGGAGGCGTGGGTACACCCGGATGACCCGCTCGACCAGCAGCAGTTCACGCCGCTAAACGTGCTGTGGCAAGCCAAGAAGTTCGTCGGCCCCGCCCCGATGAAATGGCAGGGTTGGCTCGACGTGCTGGCGATGGACGCGCCCGACGCCGATGTTGGTCTGCGTGAGGACGGGCGGGTATCGGCACAGCGTGTGTTCCGGGCCTTCCGCGACCACGCGGGTATCACGACCGAGCCGGAGCAGGCGACGCGGTAGGTGAGGAAAACCCGGCTGTAAGGGCAGCCGGGTTTCGCACATAGGAAAGGGTATCTGACATGGACATGGTACAGGCAACGGCGGCGTTGGTCAATGCGGCGGGGGGCGCGGCCGAGACGCTCGACGGCAAGGTGCGCGTCCGCCTCGTGCGGGTATCGCCCGACATTGCCGCACGATGGCTGGAACAGAACGGGTCGAACCGGCACCTCCGGCAGGCGCGGGTGAAGGGGTACGTTGCGGACATGCTCGCGGGACGCTGGCGGCCTTTCAGTTCCATGTTGGTCTTCGCGGGCGGGCGGCTCGTGGATGGGCAGCACCGCTTGAACGGGGTGATCGAGTCCGGTATCCCGCAGTGGTTCGTGGTGCTCGAACGCGACGACGCCGAGGGGGTGTATGACCTTGCGCAACAGCGTACGGTGGCTGACCTCATCCGGGGCGACGACTTGTCGTTGTTCGACGGCCTAGGGCCGGAGGACATCGCCCCCGTGGTGCGTGCGCTTGCGATCCTTGATCTCTACGTGGGTATCGGCCCCGACGCCTATCGGAGGCGCACGCGTCTGCTTGAATCCTCGCTGATCGAGCGGTTCCCGGAAGCGACAGCGACGGTGGCGCGGCTGCGGCGGGAGTACCGGCACGTCAACAAGGTCATCGTCTCCCCGGCATTCCTCGCAGGGATGCTCGCGTGCTACCGCGAGGACGCCGCGAGTGCCGCGTCGTTTTTCGCGGACGTGACGAACGGCGAACTGATCTTGCGCGACGAACCCGCCTACAAGCTGCGGCAGATCATCAATCAGGGGCGCAAGGCGGGAACGCTGGAAGACTATAACCGGGTGATCTATGCCTTCAACGCCTTTGTGGAGGGACGGACGCCGGAGGTGATTCGCAGTTCGTCCAGGCTCGTGGTGAAGCCGAAGCGACGCACCGGCGATCAGGGCGAGGTTGCCTGATGGGCTATCCCATCCACCCCTACGCCGATCTCATCCCGCCGATGACCGTCGCGGAGTATGTCGAGTTGCGCGAGAGCATCCGTGCGAACGGGTTGATGCGCGCGATCACGCTCTACGAGGGCATGGTGCTAGACGGGCGGCACCGTCTGCGTGCGTGCGCAGAGGTAGGTGTCTCGCCACAGTACGAGACCTATGGCGGAAACGCCCCGCTGGCTTTCGTCGTAGGAACGAACCTCGCCCGCCGCCACCTCACCACCTCACAGAGGGGAGCGATAGGCGCACGGATGCTCGCGGTGTTTGAGCGGGAAGCACATGAGCGGCAGATTGCGGCGGGCGAACACGGGATGCAGGGCGGTCGTGGGAAGACGAAAACCCTTGGGTCGAATTCGACCCAAGGGTTTGGGAAAGCGACGAACGGTACGAGGCGCAACCCGCGAGCGACCGAAAGGGCGGCAGAAATGGCTGGCGTCGGCAAGAGCGTCGTGCAGCAGGGCAAGGCGGTGTTGAACCGCGAGCCCGATCTATTCGGCGCGGTGGAGCGGGGAGAGATCGCCATGAACACGGCGTATAGGCAGGTGACGGGTAAGGAGTCGGGGCAGGAGACGAAGAAGGCACCGACCCCGCGTGCGAACCCATCGCTGCTAGAGACGGCCCCGACGCCCGCGCCGAAGACGGAGAGCGTACATGGCTACAAAGTTGCCTTTCGCAAGCAGGAGCGGGAGAACGAGGCATTGCGGGCGAAGCTCGGCGAGGCGGAACTTGCAACGCTCGCGGCACGGGCGAATTTGCGGCAGGAGTCCCGCGACATGGCGGCAATGCAGATCAGTCGCTTCGACGCGGAGCGCACCGCACGAATAAAGGAAATGGCACTGTACCTCGCCCTTGCGGAACGCGAACTGACCGAGGGGCAGGTGTGCGACGCCCTCGGCATGATCCCGGTCACGCTCCGCAAGCGCAAGCACGACGCGATACGCGAGGGCATCGAGGCGTGGCGGGTGCGCAGGAGTCGGGCGGCGGCGGATTAAGTGGCGCGGGGCGGCTCGTACGGGCTGCCCCTTCGTGTCTGTGTGGGGTGCGCGGGTGGCATACATCGAAGTTCACCAAGAACTGCCGGAACATCCGAAGACGAAGAAAGCCGCTCGTTTGCTTGGCGTCTCGCGGGTGACGGTGATCGGGCATCTCACCCTGCTGTGGCAGTGGTGCCTCGGTTATGCAGAGGACGGCGACATCACCGATTTCGACGCATCGGACATAGCCGAGGCGATGCAATGGGAGGGCGACCCCGACATCCTTATAGCCGCCCTCGTTGACGCTCGCGTTGGGGACAGGGCAGGGTTTCTGGAGCGCACACCAGAGGGACGGCTGATCGTCCACGATTGGGGCGGGCTTGTAAGGAAGCCCCGTGAGGGACGGTTGCCGTGGGCTGATTGGGCCGTGATTCGGCTGATCGTATTTAGGCGCGACGAATGGACGTGCCAATACTGCGGCACGCGCGCCGGGCCGTTTGAGTGCGACCACATCCACCCGATCAGTCGCGGCGGTACAAACGCGCTCACGAACCTCGTGACTGCTTGCATCGCCTGCAACCGTGCCAAGTACAACAAGACGGTTGAGGAGTGGCAGCAATGAGCAGAATGCCGTGGTTCCGCATGTTCTCGGAGGCACGCAACGACGCCAAGTTGCGCCGCCTCGATGACAGTCAATTTCGCGTTTGGTTCAACCTGCTCTGCGTCGCCTCGGAACAGGATGACCGGGGCGAAGTGATCGAATGCAACGCCTTCCTCCTCGCGGTGGAAACGTGTAACGCCGATGCAACGCTACTGAAACGCACCTGTAACGACCTCGCATTGTTACGTATCGCCGATGTTCGCTGGGAAACGTCAGAGGATGGGGAGGAAGTCGTGTCGGTGCGCTTCCTCGGTTGGGATAAGCGGCAATACGACAAGCCGAGCGACAAGCCAGAAGCCGTTGCACAGCGGGTAAAACGGCACCGTGAGACGAAGCGTAACGCCGATGTAACGCCTCGTAACGCACAAGAGAAGATTAGAGAAGAAGAGAAGAGAGAAGAGGAGAGTAGAGAAACACCCCCCTTACCCCCCGCAGCGGAACTGCCGCAAGCACCGGCAACGGCTTCGCCGCCGCGAAAGAGCAAGGCAACGCCGCCAGAGCAGAGACAACCACGTCCCCGCAGTCCGCTGTTCGATGCCGTGATGACGGCGTGCGGGTATGACCTCACGGCACCGCTGACAACGGGCGAAGGCGGCAAGATCGGCGCAGCGACTACAGAGATCGGCAACGCGGGGGGAACGGTACCGGAGATCGCCGTGCGTGCGGTGCGGTATCGGAAGAAGTTTCCGAATGCATCACTCACCCCGCCCGCGCTGGCGAACCACTGGGGTGAATTGGCGGTGGAACCGGAACGACCGGGCGGGTTCGGGCGGGCTTCACCGGAGCAGAAAACCGACGCGACCCGTGCGGCCCTGATGGAGTTCTACGCGCAAGACGAGGAAACGACCGATGGACAAAAAGCACTTCGTGCCACTGCTCGATAAGTTGGCGAATACGTTCGGGGTAGAACTCAGGCTGCCGCGCATCGAGGCCTACTGGGAACTGTTGGGCGACATGCCCGACGATGTGTTCGCGGCGGCGTGCCGTGCCTGCATGATCGAGGAGCAGTTTTTCCCCGTGCCAGCAACGATCATTCGCTATGCTCGCACCCACGCCGGGGATGGCGAGGCGTGTGAACGCGAGTGGCAGGCGGTGCTGCGCGCGGCGCGGTCGTACACCCCGATCCGGGGGCCGTGGGAACCGGAAGACGTGGCGGCAGCACGCGCACTGCGGGCCATCGGGGGCGTGGGTACGGTTGCCCATTCAGACGCCAAGCAGGTGCCGTGGTTGCGCAAGGAGTTCGCGGCGGAGTACGCCGTTGCTGCCCGCGCCGTCACGGATGGACACATCGGCGTGAGCAGTGGCGACGATCTTCCCGCCCTCGCACCCGGTAACGTGCGGCAACTCCGGGGCGGGGCGGCATGAGCGCGACGATCACGCCGGAAGCCCCGGCCCCCCTCGCGTCGCCCGACACGGCGGCAGAGCGCGGGCGGCGACACATCGAAGAACAGGCGGTGCGTCGTTCTGCGATTGAACCGACGTTCGCTTGCACGAAATGCCACGACGGGGGCTGGCGACGATGGGATGTGCTGCCGGGACACCCCAAGTTCGGACAGATCGAGGAATGCCCATACTGCGATCTCGTGAAGCAGCGGCGAGCGCAAAAGGCCGCGAAGCAGCGGGGGTACGCATGACACTCCCACCCCCCGCCCCAGTATCGGGCGGGACGCCTTCAATAGAACACATCGTCTGCGACCTGCTCACGGGCGAGGCGACCATCGTCGCGGGCGAGGGCGAGACGCGCACGGAGACGCGGGCGGTGTACATCCCCTACGCGACTTTGCTCGCGGTGGCGAGGGCGACGGAGCGGGCGGCAGGGGAACGAGTGGGGAGGGTGGGGACGTGAGCGCACAATTTGGCACGGTGCTTTGCGATCCCCCGTGGGAGCAGCACGTCATCGGGCGACGCGCAACGCGCCCGATGACTTCAACCCGTTTGCCCTACCCCACGCTGAGTGTGCGCGAGATTACCGCCCTTCCCATCGCCCCGCTTCTGGTTCGTGGTGCCCACGTCTGGTTGTGGACGACGAACCAGTTCCTGCGTGCCGCATTCGATGTTCTCGAGGCGTGGGGCGTGCGCTACCTCACCACGGTGACGTGGGTGAAACCGAGCGGTTGCGGCGCGTGGTTTGCCAGCACCACGCAGCATTGTCTCATGGGCTATTACGGGGCGTGTCGGTTCCCGCTGCGACGCTATGCTCCCACACATTTCCATGCCGCACCGAAACGTCATAGTGCCAAACCGGAGGGGTTCTACGACCTGATCGAATCTATCAGCCCCGCACCTCGCCTTGAGTTGTTTGCGCGACAAACGCGGTTGGGATGGTCGTCAGTTGGGGACGGCATTGATGGCAGGTCTATCGAGGAGGTACTACATGCCCCCGCGTCCATCGTGCGATAGCACCACCCTCGGCCCTTCCCCCACGATGGCGAGCGATGCCCAACTCGCCAAGATGGACAAACCTACGCTCGCCGTCTATCTGCGCGGGTGCATCGCAGACATCGTGCGGATCGATAGCGAGTACCGCGCCCTCCTCGCGCTCTGTGTGCAGTCAGGCGCGGGGGAGGACGTCGCGGCGGCAATCGCGGCCCACGTCGCGGGAGCGGTGCGGGATGGCGGGTGAGGGGGGCGCGACGCCCACGCTCGCGATGGTGCCGTTACGCACCTTCGTGGTCGAGGGTCGCCCGGTGCCATACGTACGCATGACGACGCGCTCCAAGTGGACGGCACGCGCACAGCGGTATCTCGCCTATTGCGGCGCGGTGACGCTCCGGGCGCGGGAGGCGGGCATTCGCCCGATTGACGGCCCGGTGATCGTCGCGGTCGTGGTCGTCACGGCGGGGCGCGGCGATTTGGATAACTACGTCAAAGCAATCCTCGACTCACTCAACGGCGTGGCCTACGCGGACGACCGACAGGTGCAGTGCATACAGGCCCAGACGCGGCGGCTCGGTAAGCGCGAACAGGTGGAAGTCGCCGTGGGGAGTTGGAATATGCTGCTCGGCTTTGTCCGGGAAAAGGAGGAAGCGCAATGAGGAACACACGCACGGCTGACTGGCGCGTCTCGGAGTGGGCGGCACAGCAGGCCGAGGGCAAGCGGCGACGGCGCGACGAACGGGCGGCGCGGCGCACAGTGATCCTCGCCGCCGTCAACCTCGCGCTGGCGACGGTGGCGTGGACGATGGCGCGGCGGGCAAGGCAGGAAGGGGAGGCGGGGCGATGACCGACGACACACCGATCACGAGCGCGGCACAGGCGTTACAGGAGATGCACCGCCGCCTCTGGCAACCGTACTGTGACGCAAAGCAGGGCAGCAGGGCAGAGGAAGTCCTCAACAACGCGCTGGCGGACTGCGACGATCTCGCGTACCGCATCGCCCCTGATGCCCTGCGCACCCTCGCGGCGCAGATCACCGAGCGGCGGGCACTGTGGATGCGGAATTACGAGGATGCGGTGGATATCCGGGCGCGGATCAACGAGTGCGACGCCGTGCTGTCCCTGATCGCCTCCCTCGACACGGGCGATGCTCCGGCACCCGCGCCCGCTGCTTCCGGCGAGTTCCCCGACTACCCCGGCACCACGATGCGCACACAGGCCGACGGCACGGTGCGGGTGGTCTCGTGGCCCGCGACGCCCACGGTTGCGCCCGATGCGGCGGCGGTGGTGGCGGCGGCGCGGAAACTGTTGGACGGGCGCGTGACGTTCACGGTCGCCAGCCCGTACGAACGCGATCAGGTGGCGACGGTGGAAGCATTTCGCCTCCGTCGCTTGCACGATGCCCTTGCCGCCCACCACGCCGCCCGCAAGGATGCCCCGCACGCCGTCCCCGATGGCACAGGAGCGACGGAAGGGGCGGGGGAGGCGGCGATGCCCCCTCGCACCACAGAGGCTCAGGGGGGGGGTGCGGCGTTGAAACTTGTGGGCGTTGGCGATGTACCACCTCCGACACCCGCTCCGTTCATCTCGTACATGTACCGGGGTTTCCTTGACCCTTCCTCGGTACGCTTCTTCACGTCGGACAGCACGGCCCCCTACCCCGCCATCCGCGAGGCCGCCGCCAGCACCGCGCTCGATGGCGACACGCAGACGGTGGACGAATCCGACGACGAGTACTCTGACGACACCGCTGAGCAGTTTGCGGCCTTGAAGCGGTGCGCGGGCAAGATGCGGGATGCGTGGGATGCCCGCGAGAACGCGATCTATTGGCTCAACAAGGCCCGTAGTGACCACGACCACGAGGGCGCGACTGCACAGGTAGGGCGGGCGGAATCCGCGCTGCACGAGGCGATGTGCGTGCTTGGCCCGGTACTCATTTCTCTCGACGTGCTGCCGCCTCCCGCATCCGCTGATGACGAACCCGACACCTTCGGCCTCCCCGCGATGCAGGCGATGGGCCACGCGGCACCGGAGGCAGCCGACGAACTCACCTACGACCCGCTGCCGCTGTGGCTCAACGCAACCGACGTGCGGCGCATCGTGGACGCCCGCCTCGCCGACGTTGCCCCGCTCGAACTTCCCGACCTTGCCCGCTTCGTCGTCTTCACCCTGCAAGCGTGGGAGACGGGGCGACGGCTCCGGTTCCCGTTCGACGCCGACAAGATCGCGGCGGATTTCGCGGCGTGCGGGGAGCGGGATGACGGGGAGGGGGCAGGGCATGGCGACACACCTTGAACCCCCATTCTGTTTAATCTGCGGCGGCATCATCTACGCCGATGCCCGCGCCCATCCCATCGGTGGCAGGCTGGTACACGGGCGGTGCGTAGATGCCGCTCTCACGCTGCTGTACGGGCGGGAGACGAGCGCATGGGGGACGTGGCAGGTGCGGGAGCGGTTGCGGCGCGAATTAGGGGCGGGCGATGGCCTGCTACCGGGCCACTAGCACACGGGGGAGGCGGCATGGCGATCACGGCGCAACGGGTGGTGAGTTACCGCGTCACGCTCCCGAACGGCTATGCCGCGACGTTCACCGAGGGCGAATGCCGAGAGTTGATCGTCGCGCTTAGGGGCGTGCTTGGCGATACGGGAACGGCGATGGCCCCCGAACTGTTGCCCGCCCTCCCGGAACCGACGGCGTCAACCGTGGGCGCACCGGACGGGCGGCGGTGGAAAAACGCCGATGGTGGCATGACGTGGGACGACGAGCGGCTAGGGTGGTTGCGAGCGTACTACGCCGATGGCCTCGGTCGGGGAGACATCGGAGAGCGCACCGGGCTCACCTACGCACAGATCACCTACGGCGAGCAGAAGCTGAGGATGCGCACGGAACGCGAGGAGCGGCAGGCCACGCAGGAGACGGAAGCACCCGCCCCTTCGCCCATGAGCGTACCCGACGCGGTGCGTTCCGGGCGGGCGCAGGGGTGGAACAGCAAGCGCACGGCGGAAATCTACGCACTTGACCTTGTGGCGGTGAACCGCGAGTGGGGCCAACAGGCGGGGGCGGAAATGCGGGGGCGATACGACACACGCCCGCCCGAATTGAAAGCAGCGGATGCGGGATTCACCCTCCGCCCTGCGGGCGAGTAGCGCGAGGGGAGCGGGGGAACATGGTAGCCACGATCACGAAGGGGGCCACAGCGATGCAACCCGTGCAATCCGTGCGCAAGCGCGATCTGCCGCCCGAACGGGACTTCCCGATTGAGGCGGTGAAGGCGTACCTCGAAGAGAACAGTGCGTGGCGCAGCGACACCCGCCTCGACCCGCAAGCGACCTATGCCGCCCGTGGCGTGCGCACCGTGAGCGGGCGCATCCTCACGGGCGCGGAAGCCGCCGCCGCCGTGCGTGCCGTCTATGCGGGCCTCCTGATGCAGCCGAACCCGCACAACACCCACGCGGGGCATGTGGTCGTCTGGTTCGGCTGTGAGGTCGGCTATAAGCGCATCCTCGACCGTCGCGGCACGCCGCTGTTTGTCCTCGCCCATCCCATGACCGAGGCGGTGATGACCGAGGGCGAGGTGATGCGGCACTACGGCATGGCGGCAGGCACCGTGAATTCCCGCCTCTCGGAAGCATGGAAGGCCGTGCTTATCGAGTGGGTGGCGACGCGGGGCTATCGGGAGCGGCGAAGGGATGGGGAACCGGAAGGTTGACGTGTGCTGTTTTTTACTGTAGTATTGACCATACTTACCACAGCCATCCCCGATTGAGTTCTGCCCGCCTCTGCGCGGGGTTCTTCGTGTGCCCTAAAGGAGGTCTGGCATGGACATTCATCCGAACTGGTATCTGCCCGTGTCCGAGATCGTGCGTAGGTTGTGCGTCGAACTGGACGTGCCGGAGCGACACCTCAAGCAACGGCTCATGGAAATCCGCAAGGACTACGGATCGCTCGACAACTGGCGTGCCGCAAAGCGCGTGGGGCTTGCCGCATAGGGGGTGACGCATGAGCGCATGGCAAAACCTGCCCGAAGGAGACAGCGATGCAACGGCGCAACAGTCTCCCGCCTGCGTTGATTGACCCCACCGCCACCGCCGCCCTGCGCAACGCCGACGATCACCCCCGCCCCGTCGCGCACGGTGCCATTGCCGAAGCGTTGGCGATGTGCCTTGATGAGGTGCGGGCGAATCCGGCGGCGCACCCGGATGGCACGCTGGCGTGGGCCGTGCGGTTGTGGCGGTGGACGGGGATGGGGTAGGGCGGAACTCACCGGACAACTCACCGCCGCGTCGCGCCACTCACCGAACTCACCGGGGTCTACCATGCCACGCAACCAACTGACCGAGCGGCAAATCGCCGACATCCAGCGGCGCATCGCGGCGAACGATCCGTATCCCGCCATCGCCGCCGATGTGGGCTGCACGCTCGATAACGTGAAATACTACGCCCGCACCAAGAAGCCGATCATCGAGCGCGTGCGCGAAGCCTTCGCCCCCCAACTCGCGGCGGAACGCGCCGAACGAGACGCCGAACGGCAGCGGCGCACCGAGGCACCGATTCTCGCGGGCTTGCGGGAGGCGGATGGGCGTACCGACGTGTCGGTGTGGTTGGCGTCGGAGATTGTGCATCTCCTGAAAACCGATGGCTTCTACGCCGTCGGTTTCGGTGGCATCCCGCAATTCAAGACGCCGGAAGTGCAGCAGTTGCGCGGCGCGCTCGATGACGCGGCCAAGGAAACCGGCGGGCGCAAGGGCGTCAGCGACGTGAACGTCAAGCACAGCGGCGCGGTAGGGGTGAAAGATGAGCCTACCGACGATGCCGGACGATTGGCTCTCGCTGCTACCATCGTTGCCGGTGCTACAGCAGGAGCGGGTGCTGCGCCTGCTCAATCCGCGTCACACGGAGTACATGCCGGAGACGATGACGCCCAAGCAGGCGCAATTCCTCTGGACGAATGACCGCGAGGTGTTGTTCGGGGGCGCGGCGGGCGGCGGGAAGTCTCAGGCGGCACTCATGGCGGCGTTGCAGTACGTGGACGTGCCGGGGTACGCCGCGCTGATCCTTCGCCGCACCTACGCCGATCTGTCGCTGCCCGGTGCCATCATGGATCGGGCGCACGATTGGTTGCGCGGCACCGATGCCCGGTGGAATGACCGCGACAAGACCTATCACTTCCCGTCCGGTGCGACCCTCACGTTCGGTTATCTCGAACACGAGAACGACAAGTATAGGTATCAGGGCAGTGAATTGACTTACATATGTTTCGATGAGTTGACGCAATTCAGCGAGACGCAATATCAGTACATGTTCTCCCGCCTGCGTCGTCTCGCCACGAGCGAAGTGCCGTTGCGGATGCGTGCGGCGTCGAACCCCGGCGGCGTCGGTCACGGGTGGGTGTACAGACGGTTCTTCGTGGAACAGGCGGAAGGGCGGCGGTTCATCCCGGCGCGATTGGAAGACAACCCCTACCTCGACGCCGCCGCCTACCGCGAATCGCTCGCGGAACTCGACCCGATCACGCGGGCGCAACTCCTCGACGGCTTGTGGGTCACGGACACGACGCTGCACCCCTACGACCTGCGCTGGTGGGACGCGGCGACCACGCGCTACCACGTCGCCACGCCGCCGCCCGTCGTGGCGCGTTGGTTGTCATTTGATACTGCACTCAAAGACAAGGCCGCCAGCGACTACTCGGCGTGCGTGGTCGCGGAATTGACCGCCGACTATCGCCTGCTCGTGAAGCACGTCTGGCGCGACCGTCTGCAATTTCCCGCGCTCGTGGCACAGGTCGCACGGATGGCGCGGGAGTGGAACCGCGACGGCCTGCTGCAAGCCGTTGTTGTCGAAGATCGCGGTTCGGGAACGAGCGTCACCCAAAGTATGGGCGAAGGCGTCGGTGTGCCGATCAAAGCGTTCATGCCCACGGGAAGCAAGACCGAGCGGGCGCGGCAAGCGTCGCTGTGGTGCGAGCGCGGCTGTGTGCTGCTGCCCCACCCCGACCGCGCCGTGCCGTGGCTCATGCCCTTCGCGGACGAACTCGCATCCTTTCCCGATGCTGAGCACGACGATCAGGCGGATGCGTTCGCGCAGGTCATCATCTTTACCGAGAACCTGCTACGGCAGGGGTGGCGGGCGCGAAAGGCGGCATAGGTGGGTGTCCTCGACTTCCTGCGCCGCCTCTTCCCCCGCACCCTCGGCACGCCCGTGTTCGTCGCGGGGCCGGGGCCGTCGCCCGCCACCGAACTGTACGACGCCCTCGCCGCGTATCGCGATGGCAATTCGGTGTACGAACGGCTGCTCGCGGGCGGCTACGACCAGCTGGGTAGCGACACGACCTTACCGTTACGCACCGTAGCGAACCGCGTGACCGAATCCTACTGTACGTTCCTGTGGCCCGGGACCCTCCCCGACGCCCTGCCCATCGAGGCGGGTGAGACGGCGTTTCCCGGTTTGGTTGATGCGATTGCGCAAATATTCACGTGGTCGAATTGGAGCAGTAGCAAGCAAGTCCTCGCCCGCGACCTGCCCACGTACGGCGACGCCTTCCTGAAAGCGGCGACGCGCACCGACGATGCGGGGGTGGTCAAGCGCGTCTTCATGGAGGTCCTGCGCCCCCAGACGGTGACGGATTTCGCCACCGACGAACGCGGCTATGTGACCACCTGCCGCATAGACGTGGCGGTGACGGTGCGCGTGGGTGGTGTGGACGAGCAATGGACGGACACCGAGGTATGGGACAAGGCCGCATTGCGCCAGTGGCGGCACCGGGGGAATGCGGGGACGCGCCTCGAAGACCTCGGCACGCCGGACGTGGAGACGCCCCTGTCGCAGTGGGGGATAGATTTCGTCCCCATCGTCCACATCCCGCACCGCGACATCGGCGAGACGCGCGGTGCCGGGGCATTCACGCACGCGCTGACGAAGATCACCGAAGCCGACCGCATGGCGACGAACCTGCACCGCCAACTGTTCCGCTTCAACAAGCCGACGTGGGCGGTGACGGCGAACCAGATCGACGGCGCCGGTCGCCCGATGCCCGCCCCCGAACTCGCCGACGACGGCACCACGCCCATCGGCACGGTGAGCCAAGCGGACGCCGACATCTTCTACCTCCCCGGCATGAGCAAACTGGAATCGCTCGTGCCGAACCTGAACTACGCCGCCGCCCTCGCCATCCTCGACGCGATGATGCGCGAGTTGGAGGCCGACCTCCCCGAACTGGCGTTGCTGCGCCTGCACGAGATGGGCGGGCAACTGTCGGCACGGGCCGCGAAACTGCTCCTCGCCCCCGGCATCGGGCGCATCCTCGAGACACGCGGCAACGGCGAGACCGGGATGATTCGCGGGTTGCAGATGGCGTTGTCCATCGGCGGCGCGGCGGGCCTGCCGGGGTTTCCGACGCCGGGCGCGTACGAGGCGGGCCTGCTCGACTTCACCTTCGCGGCACGGCCCGTCCTGCCGGTTGACGAGTTCGAGGTTGCGCAGGGCGTGGTACTGGTCGCGGATTTCCTCAGCGAGGAGGAAATTTTGCGACGCTTGGACTATAGTATAGACGACATTTCTCGCATCATGGCGGAAAAGGAAGCGCAGCGGAAGCGCGACACGCCGCCCGCGTTGGCGGTGCAGCCGATGCCCCCCGGCACGGTGCTGCCACCGGGGGCGCAGGGACGGCAAGGGGTGGCGGCGTGAACGGTGCGCTCACGATCCTGTCCGCGCCGCCCGCCTAACAACATTCCGTTCCCTCGTACGGCACGGTCACGCGGCTGTGCCTTTTTTGTGCCCAAGAAACGGACTTGACACGAGGGAGGGGCCGACATGGGATCGCAACTCACGCTCTATGCGGCGACGAAATCCCTCGATTTCTGGTGGGGTGGCGTGAACATCGCGCCCCCGGCTACCCTCTACGTCGGCCTCTACACCGACGCTTCGGGCGTGACGGCGGCGAAGGCGGCGGGGACGTTCACGGAGTTGAGCGGCAGCGGCTATGCCCGCATCGCCGTGCCGAACACGCCGGGTAACTGGCCCGCCGCCGCCGCCAGTGCCGCAGCGACGCCTGCGAACAGCGGGGCGATCAAAGCGAACGGCACGGTGTTCTCGTTCGGTGCCGCCGCCGCCGCGTGGGGTACGGTACGCGGCCTCTTCTACGCCGATGCCGCGACGGGCGGGAACATCCTCGCCTACGTGGATTTCGCCCCCGCCCTCGACGTGGGACAGGGTATCACCGTCTCCTTCGCGGTGGGCGCGGCGAGCCTCATCATCGGGGCGGCGGGTACCGCTGCCGCTCCGGTCGCGCCCGCCGCCGCAACCGACGACGCCTACACGCGGCGGATACGGTCGCGCCTCGACGCCGCGAACACCCGGATCACGGGGTGGGGCAAGAAGATGTTCATCGGCGAGTTGGGTATCCCCCATCGCGGGCCGAACCACGTCGCCTCCGAGCAGCCGCTCTGGAACAACGCGCTCGACCGCTATCTCGACAAACTCGCCGCCATCCCCACGGCGACGGCGACCTATTGGCAGGCGGGTCGCGCATCGAGCGACTACTACGCTACCCCTAGCCCCAAACTTGACCCCGTGGTGGCGTGGGGCAACAACGCTGCCGGGACGGGCATCAACACCGAGTACCCCCCCGGCCCCGTGCTGACGCCGCGCATGTCCACCCGGATCGGCGTCAACCTCGCCGGGTTCGAGTACATCATGGATCAGGATTCCCCAGAGGAACCTTCCCCGTCGTATGGCGCGGAAGGGTGGTTCGCCACCGACGCGGACATGGCCTATCTGGAGGGGAAGGGCGTCAAACTGATCCGCCTGCCGATGATGTGGAAACGGATGCAGCCGACGATCAACGGCCCGCTGGACACCGCCCGCCTCGCGCAACTCGACACGATCCTCACCTACGCCCGCAACCACGGGATCAAGGTGATCCTCGACAACCACAACTACGGTCGCTACACCGTGAACAACGCGATTGTGGCCCTGACGCCCGGCACCGCCGGGTACCTGAGCGATTTCTGGGTGCGGATGAACACGTGGCTTGCGCTCGACGCACTCCGCAAGGGCACGATCTTCGCGCTTGACCTGATGAACGAGCCCGTCAAGGCGGGGAGTGCCGCCGACTGGGAGAGCATCTGCAACACCGTGGTCAATGCCGTGAAGACCGCGCATCCCACCGGCCCGCCCGTGATCGCCCCGGCGTGGTTCTACTGCGGTCTCGAATCGTTCATGCAGAGTCACACCACCGACTTCGCGCCGAACTGCGACTACTACGGCCTGCACTTCTACCCGAACTACTCGCCGTTCAACGCGCCGGGGGCCGGTCGCGGCGGCGAGGGCGGGTTATCTGGTAACTTTTGTGCCACCTATGCCGAAGAATTGTCCGATGCCGTGGCGAACGGCTTCTAGTCGCACCGTGGGGGACATCTGCCTCCCCGCACCCCCCTGAAAGGAGATGACCCGTGGCCATCGGCATGTCGAACTCGCGCAAGGCATCCTCGCTCGACGCCGCCCTCGGCAACGGCACCCCCGCGACCGTCTACGTCGCCCTCGTCACCGACGCGAACACCGATATCCAGCGGGCGAACGGCACCTTCACGGAGGTGACGACCACCAACTGGACGAACTACGGGCGCGTCGCCGTCACGAACAACGCCGCCAACTGGCCCGCCGCGACCACGAACACCGCGACCAGCACGGTGACGAAGGCGAACGGCGCGATCATCCGCTTCGCGGCGGGCAACGCGGCGATCACCGGCACCGGGCCGACCCCCACGGGCTTCGTCGTGCTCGACAGTGCCACGCTCGGTGCGGCCGCGAATGTCATCGCCTCCGGCCCCATCACCGGCACCGCAGTTACCAATGGCCAGGACGTGTATTTCGCCGTGGGTGCCATGACGCTCTCTCTCGCATAGTAACAAATATTTGTGGTGGCAAATATCGCCACCGTCGCCGCCGCGCAAACGGTAGCACCCACGGGACAGGGAGGGATGAGACATGCCGACCCGACGCCGCAAATCGGTATCACCCAGGCCGATCCCCCCCCCGAAGCCCACCGACGCCCTGGTGCGCCGCACCCTCGCGGAGTTGGCGGCGTTCACGGACTACTGCGCCCTGTACGGTGCGACGGGGTACGTCGGCGAGTTCGGCGTCCCGAACAACGCGGGGAGCGAGCAGGCGAGTTGGAACAACCTGCTCGACAACTACTATCTCGCCCTCAGAAACGCCAACCACTACGGCACGCAATGGAGCAGCGGCGAGGGGTGGGGTACGTATATCCTCGCGCTGCACTCGAACCTGAACAGCGGCGACCCGATCAACCGCGCCGTCTCCGCGTCCGAGGCGACGTTGGCGGCCCAGTACATGAGTGCTCGCATCGGCGTCGGCGTCGCGGGCTGGGAGTTCGGGGCGGCGGCGTTCGGGGCGAACCGCGACCCGGCGCGGTACTTCACGACCACGCAGCTCGCTTCGTGGAACTACCTGAGCGCGAATAATGTGCAACTTGCCCGGCTGGCGATGATGTGGGAGCGGGTGCAGCCGACGCTCAACGCGGCCCTCGACACCACGCGCCTGACCGAGTTGGGGCAGATGCTCGCCGACGCGAAGGCGAAGGGCATCAAGATCATCCTCGATCTGCACAACTACGGTCGCTACTCGCCCGTCGGCAATACGAGCGAGACCAGCGGCGGGGTGCCGCTCACGAGTGCCACCGCGTCGAACCTCGCGGACTTCTGGACGCGCATGGGCACGTTCGTGCGCGGGCACGCGGCGGGCGATTTTGTGCTCGGCTACGGCATCATGAACGAGCCGCACGACCTCAACCCGGAGCCGGGAACGTTCGCCAACAACACAACCCGCTACGATTTCACGAATGGTCGCGCCGGGTGGAACTACGAGGGCAGCGGCGCGGCGATGGTCGCGAGCGCGACGCTCGCACCGGACGGCAAACCGACGCTGGCGGTCACCGGGACGTACACGGGAAATTACACCGGGTATCGCCTGCGCGAGGGCGCGAACACCGCCCGCAACTGGTCGGCCAACGGCTTGACGCTCCGCGCTTCCGTTTACCTTCCCGCAGGCACCGTGGGGAACTTCGCTTTCAATTGGGCGTTCTACAACGCCGCCTTCGCGGATCAGAACCCCACACAGGGGGGCGTGCCGCTCGTCGCGGGGCAGTGGACGGACGTGCAGGGGACGTTCACCGCCGCGCAATTGGCGGCGGTGCAGGACCTCGTGCCGACGATTTACGCGGGGGGCGGCAACGGCACGAGCGTGACCGCGCTGATGGGGACCGTACAGCAAGGGAGCATCAGCGGCGGGAAGACGGCATCGCAGGTGTGGGAGGGCATCGCCAACACCACGGCGAACGCGATTCGCGTCGACGATGCGCGTCCGATCATGGTGAGCGGGTATCGCTACGGCGATATCAAAACCTTCGCCACGAACCACCCGGTGCCGTTCGTGAGCGCAACGAACATTGTCTACGAGGCGCATCATTACTGGAATGCTACTTCCGGAAACGATGGGGTTTACACCGCTTCATATGCAACCGAACTGGCGCAGGCCGTGACCGATGGTTATTAGCAAGGGGCAGCGGCGTTCACCGACTGACTTTTTGCGGCCCCTTGCTACCGCGTCCCTTGGCCATCATGTCCGCAGTGTTGTCGGCATAGGTGCCGACGGAAAGATGCGACGGACGGCAGCAGCGCGGGTTGTCGCAGGAATGCATCACGAGAAGGCCGGGCGGGATTGGCCCAACCGCGAGTTCGTATGCGACGCGATGCGCGAGGTAGATGCACTCGCCTGTGCCGAAATTGCCGTAGCCGCCGATAGTAGACCCGCCCTGCCACTCCCAACACACGTTGGGCGCATCGGACGGACGTGCGACGCGACGCCAGAACCGTTCCTCAAAGGGAAGGGTTGGTGCGGCACGCTTGATCGGTCGCCGCTCTCGCAGTTCTTCCATGCACGATGGGCAGTAGGCTTCGCGTCCGTTCGGCTTCTCGTTTCGCCACTTTTGGGCGTAGTCCTCACGGGGAAAGGGGAGGCGACAGGCTTGGCAGTTTTTCGTACCATTGAGGGGCATGAACTGAACCTCCTTCTAGGTTCGGGGAGTGACACGCACCCGGCTGTTAGTAGCAGCGCGGGTGCATCTATTATAGCCGATTTTCCTTGCTGTGGCAAGGGAAAACAAGTCAATAACAACGCCGGACAGTACCCGAACACGTACGCCAACGAACTGGCCCAAGCGGTCACGGATGGCTATTAGGGCAAGGAGCAACGCATGTCTCGCTATGCCGTCGCGGTACGAACGAGCGTCGCAACCACGGGGGCGGCGTGTTGGGAGTTACGGGCCGCCGCCTCCGACCGGGTGCGCCTGTTGGAAATCGGCATCACGATTGCCGCCGCGACCGCCTCGACGTTCGGCCTCGGTCGTCCCGCCGCCATCGGCGTCACCCCCGGCGGCACCGCGACGGGCCTCCCCGAAGACGTGGGCGACGTGGCGGGCACGGGCGTTGCCGCGACCACATGGGGGACGGGGCCGACGACCCCCGCCGCCTTTCTGCGACGGGTCGGCTTTCCCGCCAGCATCGGCAGCGGCATCGGGTGGGAGTTCGGGCCAATCGGTATCGTGATCCCCGCCGGGGGTAGCCTCGTGCTGTGGAACCTCTCGGCCGTCTCCCCTGCAGACGTTTACTGTGTATACGATGAATAGTTGCCACAGACGATAGTGTAAGGCATCCGGCTACCGTTGTTGCGCGTGTGAGGGGGGCGTCGTGCCATTCACGAGGCGACTCCCCGGTATGCTGGCGCAGCGTATCGGCGGGCGGGGCGCGGCGTTCCAGCCTTACACGACGCGGTTCTTGGAGGGGTTGCCCGACGATGTGGCCGCCGGGGACGCGGGCGCGGGCGCGCTGACCGGTGCCGGTAGCACGACGACCGCATCCACGGGCACGCTCACGCAGGGTGTGGCGGGGCAATCGGTCGCGAGTACGAGCGGCAGCGTGTCGGCGGCAACGGCGACGGCGACGCAGAATGCCGCGACCGCTCGGTTGCTGGCGGGCGCGGCTGCATCGGCCTCCGCAGCGACGGCAAGCATCGCGCAGGCGGCGGCAACGCCTCGACTCCTCGCGGGCAGTGCGGCATCCCTCTCGGCGGCGGCGGGAACGGCGACGCGGGACGCCGCCCCGCCCCGATTGCTCACGGGGGCGGGGGATTCCTTCTCCGGCATCGGCGCGACCCTGACGCAGACGGTCGGTAACGCGCAGAGCATCGCGGGTGCGTCGGCGTCGGCGTCGGCGTCCGTTGCCGCCCTCAGCCGGGGCGCGGCGGGGCAGCAGTCGCTCGCTTCGGCGGCGGCATCCGCGACCGCCGTGGTCGCGGGCCTCGTACAGGCGACCATCGGCCAGCAATCGCTGGCGGGTGCGGCGGCCTCCGCCAGTGCCGCCGTCGGTTCCCTCACCGCCGCCCTGCAAGGCGCGGGCGCGGTCGGCATCGGCACCGGGGGTACCGCAACCCCCACCGCGACCACGACCGCGCAATCTCTCGCGGGTGCTGCGACCTCGGCTTCGATAGCGGCGGGGTCCCTGTCGCGGGTCGGGGTATCGGCGCAGCCGCTCACGGGCGCGGCTTCCTCGGCATCGGCGGCGTCCGCAAGCCTCGCCATCGCCCTGCAAGGCACGGCACCGATCAGCATCGGCACGGGGGGGGCGGCGAATCCCACCACCACGACGAACGCGCAGCCCCTCGCGGCTGCTGTGGCGTCGGCATCGGTTGCGGCGGCAAGCCTTGCGCAGGTTGCGGCGGCGAGCGATCAATCCCTCACGGGCGCGGCGGCGTCTACCACCGCCGCGTCAGGGTCGCTCTCCACCGCCCTGCAAGGCACGGGGGCGGTCAGCATCGGCACGGGGGGGGCGGCGAATCCCACCGCGACCGCGACGAACGCGCAGTCCCTCGCGACTACCCCCGCGTCCGTCTCTGCGGCGTCGGCGTCGGCAACGCAGGGTGCGGCACCCGCTCGGTTGCTCGCGAGTTCCCCGGCCTCGGCCTCGGCGGCGACCGGCGCGGCGACGCAGGCGGCGGTGGTCACGACGAGCGGCACGATCACGGCGACGCCTGCGGTGCGGGTGGCGGGCCTCACGGGGACACATACGGCCCCCGCTGCTGCTTCCGGCACGATGGGCGCGGCACCGGCGGCGATGGTCGTTGCCGCATCCGGCACCGTCGCGGCGGCGGGAACCACGAGCGGCACCGTCGCGGCGACACCGGGGGTGCGCACAGCCGCAAGCGGCGGCACGTTCGCGGCACCCGCGAACGCGGGCGGCACGATTGCCGTCACCCCTGCCGCCCCGGTCGCGGGCCTCACGGGGGCGGTCGCCGCGCCGGGGGTGACGGGCGCGGTCGCCGCGACGCCTGCCGCTCGTGTCGCCTCCATGACGGGGGCGTACACCCCGCAGAACGAAACCGGGACGGTCGCGGCGCAACGCGCATCGGCGGCGGTGGCGGCGAGCGGCGTCTACACCCCGCCCCCGGTGACGGGAACCGTTACCGCGCAGGCAACGGCGTACCTCGCCAGTATTGTCGGTACGCGCACGCCGCCGAACACTGTCACGGGGAGCGTGGGGGTACGCCGCGCCCCGATGATCGTCCAACTCGGTGGCACGTACACGGGCTACACGACGGGGGGCATCGCCGCGCTGCCGGGGTTGCGAGTAATCGCGGCGACTGGCACCGCCACGGGCCTCGTACCGCTGTACGTCCACACGAACGGCATCGCAATCGTGCGCATTGCGCACGCGGGCATCGCAATGGTGCGCATTGCGCACGCGGGCATCGCAATCGTGCGCAATGCGCACGCGGGCACGGCGACGATACGCGGCGACGACTAAGGAGAATCTATGGATATCACCGAGGGCGGCACCGTGGTCATCGGCTACACCTATCGTCGTTTGGTAAACGCCGCTGCGGGGTCGTACGTGGAGTACGACCCCGCAGTTCCTACCGTGCGCATCCTGCCGCCGAAGGAGACCGCCTCCACCCCGTACACGTTTCCCGCCAGCCCGCAGGTCGCCCACGTCATCAACGGGGTGACTACGGTGGGGTACTACGAGCTGACGATCAGGTGCGATGTGGTGGGCTCCTGGCAGTGGGGGTGGGTTGATCCGGATATCACGAAACCGGACGCGACGTATGGCAGTTTTCGTGTCATTGCGGCACCGTTCGTGTAAAGGAGGGGCGTGGTGGCAAAGCCGGAACCGAAGAAAAAGACGTTCGATCAGTACACCGACGAAATCGCCTCCTTGAAGGCGAAGCGTGGCGTGGCGTGGCGCAAGGCACTCCCCGATGACGTGGACACCCTACCCCCCGACGCGGGGCGTATGGCGGCGTTGCGGGCGGAGAACACACCGGAAGTCCTCGCTCTCACTGGGGAGATTGCAATTCTACGCGCCGAACAGATGGCGGCGCATGGCGACCCGACGCTAGAAACGGAGGCGTAAGTCATGACGATTGCGCACAGCACGGCGTTGAAGGCGTTTAACCTCAGCAGCGGCTTCTCCACCGCGTTCAACACGACGGGGGTAATCGAGATTTTCACGGGTACCGCACCCGGCCCCGACGCTGCGCAAACGGGAACGCTGCTCGGCACGCTCACCCTCGCGGCGACCTCGTTCACCGTCAGCGGCGCGGTCGCAACGGCGGGGGCCATCGCCTCCGACACGAGCGCGGACGCCACGGGAACGGCGGCGTACTTCCGCGTGCGCCTCTCCGGTGACGCGACCGGCGTGTCCACTACTCTACGCCGCCTTGAAGGCACGATCACCGCCACAGGCGGCGGCGGTGATATGCAGTTAAATAGCGTAAGTATAGCACTCGGTGGGACGGTGGCGATTACGTCATTCAGTTACACACATCCTGCTTAATAGCGGGTTTCAACTGCTCTGCGGGTAGGCGCGACGCCGCCCCGCTGCATATATCCACACCCATAGCGGGGCGCGACGCCCCACGCAAAGGAGGGCGCGATGCCCTTGTTTCACCGTGCCTTGCACCGTCACTTCCGCCTGCACGAGCAGGACACCGGGGCCACCGGCGGCGCGACTGTCACGACATTGCTTATGGGACGTGTTGCCACCCTGCTCGGCTCACAATGCGTTGAATTGTAGCCTTGCTCACACCGTATTCTTTCGCCATCATCGCCAGCGACAACAAGGAAAGCGAGTAGCGAAGGCGAATCTCGTAAACTTGCGACTCTGTGAGTTTGGCGTTGCCGTGTCGCCCTCCTCGCGCTAGTGTCTCAGGGTGAGTACGAGAATGATGCGCATCGCCCCGCACTAGTCTCTCGGGGTGAGCACGGGAGTGATGCGCATCGCCAGATAGGGTCACGACGCGACCCTTGTGCGCCTTGTCTTTGTTATTGTCGTCTCTCGTGCCAGCGAAGAGGTGCGCGGGGTTCTGGCAGGCGGGAGTGTCACAGTGATGGCAAACACATTCTGGCTCAGGAGTTTGGGGGTAAGTGCGCATGAAGACGACGCGATGGGAGCGTTGCATTCGGCCCTTCCAGTTGAACCGCCCGTACCCTTGCGTGGATGTTCCCGCTGTCCACAGCCAGCACGGGCCTAATTCGGGGTAGCGTTCGGGAACGGGGCCGTTGAAGTCAACCTTTGCCCAAAAACGGGCATCTTCAAAGGGTAGCGTGATACCATCGGGATGCATCGGAACCTCCTAGCGGTTCGGGTGTCGCGCCCCTCACTATTCGCGTAGTGGAGGGGCATTTCGCTGCCCTGATTGTACCGCGTTTCCCTTGTTGTAGCAAGGAAAACCCCTCCCCTGCACGAGCGCGACGCTTCGTGCCGATCCCTATCTTTAACTACCGGGGCGCGATGCCCTGAGAGGAGTCTGGCGCGATGCCGGAAGAGACGATTACGACCCCGACCACGACCACGACCACAACCGAGACCGACGCGGGGCGCGACGCCGACGCGACGGGCAGCGTGGCGCGACTGGAGGGCGCACTGGCGAAGGAGCGAGAACGGGCCAATCTCGCCGAGAAGCAGTCCCGCGACAACGCCAAGTGGCGAACCGACCGCGAAGCCGCCGACGGTCGCGCCGCAGAGGACAAGGCGAAGGCGGACGGCGACCTGCAAAAGCAGATCAGTCTCGCCACGGAACGCGCCGCCAACGCGGAGCGCGAACGCGACGCAACCAGTGCCGCGTCGTGGTCGCTGGTGGTGCGGGCCAATGCCCGCGCCGAGGCCGCGAAGCAGGGCGCGATTGACCCCGAAGACGTGCTGCCCTTCCTCGGCGACCTTGCGGCAATTGAGCGCGACGACGCGGGCGAACCGAAGGGCTTGCACGGGATCGTCAAGGCGATCCTCGACAAGAAGCCGCACTTCAAACGCGCCGAGGGCGGCAACGGCGGCCCACCCGCGACGGGGCGGGGGAACACCGCAACGGTCACACCGGAGCAGGACATCCAACGCGCCGCCGCCGAACTCGCGGGTACCGGCCTCTACAAACGATTCTAGTCTAAGGAGTAACAACAGTGGCCGAGCTGACGAAGACCGGGCTGCCGTCGCTTTCGAGCGTGATCCCGGCGAACAACCAAAAACTGAGCGGGATGCTCGCGGGCGAGGCAATCGCGGCGGGCGACCTGTGCTACCTGCGCAACGACGGCCTCGTGATGCGCAGCAGCGGGGCCGCAGTCGCCGCCGCCGCCGCCGTGATCGGCTTCGCGGCGATCTCCGCCCCCGTGGGCGAGGCGGTCACGCTCCTGTGGGACGTGAATCTTCGCTATGGCAGCGGCCTCATCCCCGGCACGAAGCTGTACCTCTCCGCCACCGTACCGGGCGGGCTTGCGGACGTTGCCAGCACGGGCGGCGTTTCGCCGATAGGCTACGTGGTGGACGCCACCCGTGTTCACATTCGCCAGAGCGTCTATTAGACGGCCTCGCGGCACTACTCCCTAGAAGGAGAGTATATAAATGGCATTCGGTACCCTTTCTTCCTTCGACACCCTCGCCGCGCAGGGTGCGACGGTTGCCGCCCTCGGCGAGGCGGCGGTCTACAACGCGATTGCGGGGCAACTGGCGGTCCACAACGCCGCGACCCGCGAGATGATGGGCGATCTCGTGGAGATCACCACGGATCGCCAGCGCGTCTACGGCGGCGTGGACACGATGGTGATGGAGGAACTGGACGAATTCGGCCTGCCCGACGCGCAGAAGATGACCACGGGGGCGACGCTCGGTCTGCCGTTGCGTTTCTACGGCGGGGCATTGCAGTGGACGCGGGTGTTCTTCCAGCGCACCACGGGGAATCAGATCGCCAAGACGGTAGAGACGATGATGATCGCGGACGTCAAGGCGATCCAGCGCGAGATCAAGCGGGCATTGTTCCGCCCCACGAACTACGCCTTCGAGGATCGCCGCGTGGATCACGTCTCGCTGGCGGTGAAGGCACTGGCCAACGCGGACAGCGCGAGCATTCCGTCGGGGCCGAACGGCGAGACGTTCAACGCCGCGATGCATACGCACTATCTCAATGCCGCGACCCTCACCGCCGCCGCCCTCGATGCGCAGATCGCCACGATCATCGAGCACTTCGGCGCGGGTACGCCGCTCCTGTACATCAATTCGGGGCAGGAAGCGGCGGTGCGTGCGCTCGTGGGGTTCACCGCCTACGTGGACGTGCGCATCACCCAGCCGCAAACGGCGACCTATGCCACGGGCCGCGCACTCGACACGCTCAACGTCAACAACCGGGCGATTGGCCTCTATGGGGCGGCGGAGGTCTGGGTGAAGCCGTGGGTACCCGCGAACTACGTGGTCGGGTGGATGGGTGGGGTGCCGTCCCCGCTCGCCTATCGCCGCAACGATCTCGGCACGGGCAACCTCGAATTGGCGTTCGAGTTCGACCAGTTCCCCCTGCACGCACGCGGCTACGGGCGCGAGTTCGGCATCGGCGTCGTGGATCGCGTGGCGGCGGCGGTGCTTTTCGTCGGTGCGGGCGGGGTTTATGTCTCTCCTGTTATTTCCTAAGTGAGTGGGTAGCGCAGAAAGGACACGCACGATGACAACCCCGAAGACTGCCGACGTGGTGGCGGACGACGCGGCGATGCAAGCCGCCGAGGAACTGGCGATGGCGCGGGCCGCTGCCGCCCCCGAACCCGAACCCGCCCGCCTCGACACGGTGGAGCCCGGCAAGGCGTCCTACATTGTCGGTGGCGTCCGCGTCGGCCCGAATGGGAGAAAAATAGGTCGAGACGGCACCGAAGAACCGGCCCCGCCCGGTACGGTGTAACGGAGGCACAGGATGCCTGCAGGGTACAGCTACGTTGCGGGCGCGGGGGACAACACCTCCCGCGCCCGGTTCGATCTCGCAATCGCCGACGTGACGGACGCGGACACGGCGATCCTCAGCGACATCGAAATCGCCGCCGAAGTTGCCCGCTACGGCTACGAGATGGGCGTATCCGCGCTCGCTAGCCACCTCTACGGCCTGTTCGCACAAGAGGTGGATTCCGTAGGCATCGCCGGGGCCGTGAACGTGGGGCTGGCGGGGCGGGTCAGGGCGTGGGACAAGTTGCGCCAAGACTTCCTCGCGTACCGGGCGCGACTGGCGGCAACGGCGACCGACACCGGCCCGCCCGTGACGATGCCCCCCCTGCGTCGGGCGAGAGTGCAGTATGACGACGCGTACACAAGGAGGTAGCGGGTGCCGAAGCCACTGATCGGCGCATCCACGGCGGCAACGATTCGCCGCGCCGTGGACGCCGCCGTCGCGGGTCAGGGGATCACCGTTTCCCTACGGCGGGTCACGGCGGGGGGTGGCGGGTGGGCGGATAGCACGCCGGGGGTGGCGGTGGACTATGACGCCATCGTCACGGGCGAAGTCGAGCGCATCACCGGCACCTCCGGCACGGTCATCGTGTCAAAGGAAAAGGCCGTATTTGCTTTCCCCGGCCCCCCCGCCCTCGATGCGGGTGATCTGTTGACCGTAAACGGCGTTGAGCGCGTGGTGGTGGCGGCGTTCCGCGATACCAGCGCGATTCCGGTGCAGCCCACAACGGCATATTTGTAAGGGGGAAGCGATGAACAGGCGGCACGCCCTCGGCACCGCACTCGGCGGCATTCTCGCGGCGGTCGCGGGGATGAAGGCGGATGCCCGCGAGAGCGCGGAACCGACGATCACGCTCACGGGGCCGCTTGCGGGCGGTCTCACGTTCACCAGCGGCGTGAGCGGCGAAACGCCGTACATCCCGCGTGCCGACATCGGGCCGCAAGCGTGGGAGCGCATGGACGCCGACGGCATCATCCACGGCCCCGATTACGAGCGGCGCATGGTGGTGCGCACGGGGGCGGCTGATGGCTATTACACGATGGCCGCGTGGGTGCCGGGGTTGGTCGAACGCCTACCCCGCGACTTCACCACGAGCGACGCGGCGATAGACGGGAACCACTTCGCGGTGCGGTTTGCGCAACCCGTCGTGAATATGCGGCGCGTGGTGCTGCTCGACGGCGTGCGGCAGCCCAAGGCGCGTGAGGCGTACACCGGAGCGCACGGATGGGTGATCCGCAACCACGCGCATCCCGAATCTGGCGGGTCGCACCTCGACCCCACGCTCACGTACGTGGTGCGAGAGCGCGTGTTCGGCAAGGTGGAAATCCTGCCGTGGGACGGTGTGTGATGCCGCCCGAACTCGCCAACCTCGCTGCCGCAATTGATGCCCTCGAAAGCGCGGGGCATCGGGTGATGGTGCGTGCGGTCGTTGATAACAAGATGTGGCCTCGATCTGTCTACGACCCCCCGGAGACGCCCCGTATCGTTGATGCGCACTGGGAACGCTCCGTGACGGTGAACGGGCGAAGAACCCGCGTCACCCCCGAACTGCTGGCGATGCGGCCCGATCAGATCGTCGCCGCGCTGCTTGCGGGGAAGGACGGTGCGTGATGGCCCTCGACACTGCGATTTTCGCAAGGATGCGGGCAAACGTTCTTGCCGCCGTCAAGGAGGATGTGGAAGGCACCATGAGCCTTGCACAAGAGCGCGTGCCACGCGACACCGAAACCCTGCACGACAGCGCGAGAACCGCTGTGGAGGGCGATACGGTGTACGGTAGTTTCGGACGCGATAACGACGTGAACCCGCGCACGGGGCAACCGAGCAACGTCTACGCGGAGTTGGTCGAGGAAGACACCCAGAAGCATCACCCCACGGGCCAGAGCCACTTTTTGCGGAGTGCCGTGGACGAACGGCGGGCCGGGATGCTGGCACGAATTGCCGCAAAAGCCAAGGTCTAGGGGGAACGCATGGCGAGCAAATCACGAAAGGGCGACATCGGGGCGAACCTCGCATGGGCGCGGCAGGTGAATCGCGCACGGCAGCAGGGTGTAGCCCCGCCTGATCGCTCTCCCAAGCACCGCAATACACACGAGAATTCTTTCGAGCCATCCCGCAAGCAGCGGAAATCACAGACGGCGAAACTCTAGGGGGAACGGATGGCGTTGCTCGAAGACCTCGATGCGTTTATCCGTGCCACTATCCCGACCGAGACCACTGTGTTCTACAACAAGGAACAACCGTCGCCCGTGCGCTCGGTGACGCTCTCACGCACGGGCGGGCCGCAAGCCGACGGCACGCTCGATGGCGCGGCGATTCGGGAGCGCACGGTGCAGGTGCGCGTGCGGGATAGCGGCCCCCAAGCCTGCGATGCCCGTACCGACGCCCTGCACGCGCTCTTTGCGGCGCAGCGGCCCTTCGCGGGGTACATGGGTGTGGTGGCGAGCAGCGAACCGTTTTTTGGGTATCCGCTTCAGGAGGGAGCGAGCATCGGCTCGTTCAACCTACGCATCACAGGAGGTTAACAGCATGGACAAGGTACCGACGCTGCCCGTAGCGACCCTCGACGCCCCGGTTGTCCCGACCCCGGCACCGGCACCCGCACCGAAGCCGAAGGCGGCACCGAAGGCGGCGGCGAAGCCCCCGGCGAAGGCGGCAGCCCCGCCCCCGCACAAGACGCCCGAACAGCGGCAGCGCGAACGCGACAAGGCTAACGGGTATCGCGAGGAGAAGAACGCCGACGGCGTGGTGAGTTACGTCGCGCTCGATGACGGATGGTCTACGACCAGCGAAGAAACTATGCGGATGTATCTGGCGACCAAGCGTTAGTCGGGGAAATTGAGACGCGCCCGTGCGCCTTTGAGTGCGCGTGCTGCGTCGTCATAGGCGCGGGCGGCAACTTCCGGGGTGTCGAACAAGCCGAGATGCCGCGAACGTTGCTCGTGGTTGATCTTCGCAAGCCACTTTCCGTGCTGCTTGTGGAAGGTGACGCCGCGATAGCCCGACGTGTTGCTTTCTCGCAACACTGCGACGGGGGTCGCAAGCGGCGGGGCGTCCGGGAGGTTCAACCGGGCGAACGCCCCGTGCAACTCGCGGGCTTTCGCATCGTAGGCACGGGCGGCATGGACGGGATCATCGAAATAGCCGATGGCAAATTGTCCATCGGGCGTTTTGATGCTTGCCATCCAGCGATTGACGGCGGGGTGCCACGACACGCCCTTGTACCCGCTCGTGTTGTTGCTCCGCCTGCCTACATTCTGACGGTTCTGCGCGTGCGTAGCGAAACGCAGATTGTGCTTCTGGCAGTCGAGGCCGTTGCCGTTCTCGTGGTCAACCTGCACACCGGACGGTGCGTCCATCACAAAGCGGTGCAGGCTGATAACCGTCCACTTCCCCGCATCATCGCGGTACTTGTGGAGCGCGTAGCAATTGGTCTTGGTGCGCGAGGCGTACCACTTTAAGTATGAGACACGCTCGTAGTCTTCGGCGTCCACGAGGGCGACTTGGCCTTGTGTGAGTGGAATGGTCATGGTGGTAGACTGATCGGGCATCGAAGCTTACTCCTTCGGTGTGCGCCCCCTAGCCGTCGCAAGCGGTGAAGGGGCATTCGTGTGTCCGCTTCCATTATCCCCTATTTCGCCTGTTAGAGCAAGGAAAAGGGGGTGATGCCGCTTGGACGGCGAGCGTGAATTATGGCTTGCCGTGCGCCGTGCGCTTTTGCTTATCTGCGAAGCCATCGAACGACGGCATCCACCCAAACAACAGGGGAAGTAACCCTTCCCGGCACGAGTTGCCCCGCCTTTGGGCCGCGCCTCTCGTGAACGGAGTCGCGCCGCTTGGCCCCACTCCTTTGCCTTACGTGCAAAGGAGTGCCACATGGCAACAGTAGGCTCCGGGCGTCTTCCTGGCAATGTGAGATTTCGTTTCGGTGACGGCGCGGCAACGGAGGTATTCACCACCCTCGCCAAGTGCAAGGCGATTGGCAGCCCTCGCCTCACGAAGGACACGTCGGAGACGACGAACTTCGACAGCGTCGGTTTCGTCAAGGAGTTCATCGGCGGTTGGGCGGACGCGGGCGAGGTCAGCATCACCGCCAACTGGACGGGGGACGCCTCGCAGAACACCACCAGCGGCATTTGGAAGCGGTTCAACGACAACGCGCCCGCCGTGAACTTCAGGATCGAAATCCTCAACACCGGCGCGGCCACGGCGGACGGCATGACGATGGCGTTCACCGGGGCGATCCTCGAATGCGGCACGAGCGATTTCACGCCCGGCGCGGCGATGGAATTGGCGGTGCGCGTCAAGGTGTCCGGCACACTGACGATCACGGCGGCACCGGCAACCTAAGGGAGCGGCACGATTGCCGCTCCCTTTCCCATCAAAAGGAGCGGCACACACCATGGATAACGACACGTTCGACGCGACCCCCGACAACGGCACCATCCTCCCCTTTCGCGCCGCATCCGCCCCGCCCGATGGCGAGACCGAGCGAATGCTCAGCGACGACGATATGTTCGCCCCCCCGGAGATCATCACGCGCAAGGTGTCCATTCCCCCGGCGTCGCGGGGCGGCCTCGGTGCGGGCGGCTCGGTGCTCGTGCAGGCACCTCACAGCGACATCCCGGCCCGTATCTCGAACGAAACGAGCGTGATCCGCGACGGGAAATTCGTGCAGGTGGGCGACGGCAACGCCCTGTGGGTGCTCTACTGCGTGGTGCGGGTAGACGGCTCGCCGCGCTTCCACGGCGGCTTTGGCAGTCACGACTACAAGACGATTACCCGCACATGGCCCGCGCTCGTCACGGCGAAGATCGCCAAAGTTGCCCGCGAACTGGCGGGGCAGACGACCAATGACGAGGACGAGCGCGACACTTTCGCCTAACGCCGAGCGTGCGGCGTGCGTATCGCATCGCCCGCGACCTCGGCCATGCCGAACCCGGCGTCCTCATGCGACAACTCACCCCCCGTCAGTGGCGGCGGCTCACGTACTCCTATGCGTACGACCCGCCCGCCCACTGGCAGACCCCCCGCCTCCTCGCCATGCTCATCGCCGCCACCTACAACGCTTCGATGAATCGCGGCAAAGAGACGCCGTGGCTCGAAGCCGAAGATTTCCTGCCCGACTACGACGGCCTGCGTGTCGCCGCAACGGGCGACGATGATACGCCCGCGCCCGATGTTGACCCCAGTGAGTTTGCCGCCGCGATCATGGGCGTCTTCGCCACGGCCGGCGTCGAGGTGCGAGACGAGCGGCACGGTGCGTCTGTCGATGTTGCCGAGGAATGAGGACAAATTGCCTTCGATCGGAAACTTGTCCTTCGGAATTGACCTGTCCGAATTTATGCGCAAGGCGGAGCAGGCCGAGGCGCGGATGCGGCAACTCGCGTCGTCGCAGCACGTCGCCCGGTTGACGGTCGTCGCGCCGGACACGTCCGCCGTGCAGCAGGCGGAACGCGCCCTCACCACCGCGCAGCAGGCGGCGTCGCGGGAGCGCATCGCGACGGCACAAACGGAGAGCCGGGAGCGCGTCGCGGCGGCAACCAACAGCACGCGGCAGATGATCGCCGCCGAACGTGCCGCCGCGCAACAGACCACCGCCGCGATGCGCACCGGGTCGCAAGAGCGGATAGCCGAGGCGAGCCGCGAGAGCCGGGAGCGCATCGCCGCCGCCAACAACGCGGCCCGTGCCGAACGCGACGCGGCGCGGGGGAACACGTCCGGCGGCACGAGCCTCGGCACGATCATCAAGGGTAGTGCCATCGGCAACGTCGTGAGCAATGTCGCCACGAATGCCGTCTCTGCGGTGTGGGAGAACGGCACAAAGGCGATCATCGGATACAATGACCAGTTGGATCGGGGCAGGGTCGCGCTCGAAGGGCTGCTCGGTAGCCAGCAGCAGGCGGCAACGTACCAGAAAGAATTGCTCGCCCTCGCCAATGCGACCCCGTTTTCCTATGAGCAGGTGGAGAAGGGCGCGATTCGCTTCCTGAACCTCGGCTTGAGTGCCGAGCAGAGCAAAGCCCTCGTGATCGACGCCGGGAACGCGGTAGCGCGATTCGGTGGCACGTCGGCACAGGTGGATCGGGTGACGCTCGCCATCGCACAGGTAGGCGCGAAGGGCAAGGTGAGCGCCGAGGAACTCAACCAGTTGGGCGAATCCGGGGTGCCGGGGCTGAAAATCCTCTCCGACTATCTGCATATCAGCACGGGCGAAACGCTCAAACTCGCGGAAACGGGCAAGATCAGCGCGAACGACCTCTTCCAAGCCTTCCACGCCTACGGGCAACTACCCGATGTCGCGGGGGCGATGGAGAAGCAGTCACACACCTTCACCGGGGCGATATCCACGATCACCGATGCCCTGAAACTGGCGGGCGCGACCGCGTTCCGCCCGCTCTTCGAGGGCATCGTGGAGGCGGCGAACAAGATCGCCGCCTTCGTTTCGACGCCGTGGTTCGCCTCGTTTGTTGACCACATCGCGGCGGCGGTGAAGAGCGGGATGGCGTTGCTTGGTCAGTTCCTCGCCTTCCTCGCGCCCGTGGGCAAGGCCATTCTCGCGGCATTCGGCGTAGACACGGCGGACCTCTCGAAGCAGATTGATGACGCGATGAAGGCCGCGAAGGTGCCGACGAGCGACCCGAAGTTGTTCGGGGACAACCGTGCGGCGGCGCAAGCGGCGGCGGATGCGGCACAACTGTACGCGGACAACATCAAAATCGCCGACGCGAACATCCTCACCTTCCGCCAGCACCTCGACGAGGTGAACCTTGCCTTGCAAGCGAACAAGGATGCACAGCAGGCGGTTCATGATTTCTACGATCCGCAGATTCGCACCAACGCACGGGCAATTCAGGACGCGCAACGTCTGACGCCGACCGAATCGGCCCGGAACACGCGCCTTGCCGAGATCGGCGTCGCCAAGATGCGCATTGAGGTGGAAAAGCCCAGCACGAGCGTCTATGAGGGCATCGTCCGAGAGGCCGATGCGATTCTGCGGCAGTTGTCGGACAAAAAGTACACGATTGACGTCGGTTTCGCCAACGAGGGCAGGGCGTTGGAGGCGGAATCGCACCGCCTCTCGAAGTTGAACGCCGACGCCGAGGAAGGGCGCGTCAACGAGATACAGACGCGCATCCGTGCGCTCTCCGACGCGGCGGAAACGGCGAACCGGGCGATGGACCTGGAAGCTCGCCCGATCAGGCAGCGCATGGATGATGCGGCGCGAGCGACGGCGGAGCAAACACGCCTGCTGGATGTGCAGAGCAAGGCGGTCAGCGCACAGGCGAGTGCCGCGCAGAAGGCCTCCGAAGGCGTGGTGCGCGGTCTCGATGCCGAGGCGAAAACGGTGCAGAACGCCATGCGCGGCGTGTCCGAAGCGGCGCGCATGGAGACCACGGCGATTGAGCGATGGGTGACGGGGCAGCGCGACGCGATTCGGTCCATCGGTGACGGGGCCGACGCCGAAATCGCCGTGCTGAGCAAGCAGGCCGATGCCCTGAAAAGGCAAATGGACGGCATCGGGCGCGACCGCTCGTTGGATCGTCGCATCGAGGACTTGCAGCGCACCCTCTCCGCCCCCGAAATCGACACCACCGGTTACACGAACCAATTGCAATCACTCAACGCGCAGCGGGTGGGGCCGGGAGCGGATCAGGCGGGGATTGACGCCGCCTACGCCGCGACCTCCCGGCAGATGAGCGCGGCGGTGCGGGCCGATCAGGCGAAGCGTCTGACCGCCAAAAGCGAGCTGGAGCAGTTGCAAGAGCGGCAAATCATTCAGCGGCGGATGGACGAAGATCACCGCGCCGATCTGCAAGGACAACTGACGGTCATCGAAGAGCAGAGCAAGGCGATCCGCGAAACGGCGGACACGCGCAAGGACGCCATCGAGGCGGGGATTCGCCAAGCAGAAGCCGAGAAGCAAAGCATAGCAGATACCCTGACGCTGCAAAAAGACGCGCTGCAATCGCAACTGGATGGCATCGAACGGCGCAAGGGAGCGGTGCAGGAGGAGGCACGGGCGACGGCCGAAGGCTTCGCGGGTCGCCTTGCCGCGATTGCCAGCGAGAAGGATGGCATCGCCGAGAATGCCCGCATCGCCCGTGACGCGGACGAGGGGCGGCTGCGCGACATTGATCGGCGGCGCACGCTGCTCGCGGATACGGTCTACGATCAGGGCAAAGCCCTCGATGCCGAGCTGAAGGGGGCGCAGGCCGCCCTCGATGCCCGAACAAAAGATATCGCCGCGCAGCGCGAGGCGAATACCGAGGCAAGCTACCAACTGGGCCTGCGCAAGGCGGCATCCGACGAGTATTTCGCCACGGAGAGCCGCACGGTCGAGATGCGCAAGCGCGGCGCACAGGATCAGATCGCCGCGATCAATGACGAGGCCAAGCGACAGAGCGATATCCTCGACAAAGAGGCGGCGATCCTGAATCTGGCGAAAATGATAGACGACGAACACCGCCGCACGACCCTCGCGCCCCTGCAAGCCGAGCAGGAGCGACTGACGCGGGCGATGGAAGACGCGCTGTTGCCCTTGCAGCAGCGGCAGGCGGAGCTGGAGAAAGAGGCCCGGTACTGGCAAAACCTCATCACCGAGGCGGAGCGGTACAAGCAGGCGATTGAGCAGGCAAAAAAGGCTGCGGACGTGGCGGCTGCGGGATATCAGGGGCCGAAGGGTCTCGATCCCTACCAGCAGGAGACGATGGGGCAGCGCGGCCCCGACGCCAAGAAAGCCGCGACCGACGCGCTGAAAGTCGAAAATGTGTGGACGCAGGCGTTCGGCAATATCCAGAATGCCATAGAGAAGGCCACCCCCGTGGTATCTGCCTTCTGGGAGGCACTACAGGGCAAGGAGCCGAGTCGCTACTACACGGGCGTGGAGAAGATCGCCAATGACGCGGGAACCGCCCTGCGCAACGCCCGGACTGCGATTATGGATTTCTGGCGTGGTCTGACCGATGACGCCCCCGCCGATCCGGGCAAGAACATCACGGCGGCGGAAACGGCGGGGCGCAACCTGCACGCCTTCTGGGTGAAAGACTTCATCCCGACGATGCAGAATATCTGGGGCTACCTCGACACGAACATGCTGCCGAAATTGGGCGACCTTGCCACGTACATCAGCGGCACCCTGCTCCCGGCGTGGACGAGTTGGCAGATGTTCCTCGCGGGACTGGGGTTGGAGGCGTTGCGGGGCATTGCGACGTTCATCTTCAGCGACCTGTTGCCACAGTTGCGCGACCTATGGGGCTATCTGGACAAGAACATCATCCCGACGGTGAGAGAGGTCGGTCGCGTCTTCGATGAGATTGCCAGTTCAGCGGTCGGGCGGTTTGTTCTCAGTCTCGTTCCGTTGAACGCCGCCCTTCTCCCGCTCGGTGCGGCCCTGCTGGCACCCTTCAAGTCCTTCGGGGACGCCATCGAGGGCATCATGCTCGCGGCGGTGAACTCCTTCCTCGGCCCAATTCAAACCGGGCTGGACGGCATCGGCATGTTCGTGAATAGCGTCAAGCGGGCCTTGAATGAGGTCGGCGGGCTGTTCGGCAATCCGAGCCTCGGTGGTGCGCCGTGGCCCGTGCCGAACATCACCGTGGGTAAGCGCACGGCGGCACCGGGGGGCGGGGGCGGCGCACGCAACGAGGCGGAAGGCACGCGCAACTTCCCCGGTGGTGCGGCCTTCATCGGGGAAGCGGGGCGCGAACTCTACACCGTGGGCGACCGCACGTACTTAGCTTCCGGCCCGATGATGCTCAATCTTCCCGCCGGCAGTGTGGTCTATAACAACGCCGAAACCGAGCGCATCCTCTCGAACCCGCCCCCCGGTAGCACATCGGCACAATTTGCGGCGGGCATCGCAGCGACGGGGAGCCTCGGCAACTACGGGGCGAACATCGGGCGCGGGGCGGGGCCGGGAGACGCTATCGGCGCGGCGTGGGATGCCACGAAATCGGCGGTCGGTGGCTTCTTCTCCGGCGTCGGTACCGGGGCGCAAAGCATCGTCTCGAAGGCGACGGACATGCTCGGTACGACGCTCAGCGGGCTGAAGATGCCCGAACTGCCGGGGGTACTGTCGAAGATCGGCCCCGCGATTGCGGAGAAGATCAAGAGCACCGCGACGGAGGGCGTGCGCGGCCTGCTGTCGCCCTTCGCCGGGGGCAACAGCGCGGGCGGCGCGGCGGGCGGGGGCATGGATGCCCTGCGCCCGCTTATCTCGCAGTACGCCGACAAGCACCGCATCCCCCGCGACCTCGCGGCGGCACTCGTTGACCGGGAGAGCGGGAGCGGCGCGTATCGCCAATCGGCATACGACCTCGACCCGAACGGCAACCCCTACGCCTTCGGCCTCACACAGATAGACCGCCGCTACCATTCCGCGTTTCTCGGCAGCGCGGCACCAGGCGGCGGCACGATGCAGGACTATATCCAGACAGCGGCGGGCGATGGCGCGGCCCTCGACTACGGGTTCAACCTGCTGCGCAACAAATACGACGAGTTCGGCGGCAACTGGGACACCGCCCTGTTGCGCTACAACGGCGGGGCCGCCTACCCCGGCATCATCCGGGGCTTGCAGCCGAAGTACGCCGGATGGATGGCCGATGCGAAGCCGAACACGGGCGGCACCGCACCCGACGGCGACGCGATCATGCAATCCGCGTTCCGCACGAGCGGCATCTATCTGTGGTGCGAGAAGTTCATCGGGGACGCGATGGCGGGGGCGGGCAAGCGGTACGCCCGCGAACCGGACGCCTTCACCCACAGTCGAAAGCAGCCGCTTTCCCCCGGCCTCGGCCCGAAGGGGGCGGTGACGTTCTTTCCCTACACCGACCCCGAACTCGGCAACGTCGGTCACGTCGCGTTCAGCGGCGGGGATGGGCGCGTGTACGGAACGGTGGCACCGGAACAGACAGGCTGGCGCAACGCCTCGTACTTCAACGCCCCGCTCGGCTACACCGTCAACCCCGCCGCGAATGGTGCCTACGTGAGTGACGGGCCTGCGCTGATTCTCAGCAACGAGAACCCCGGCAACCGCGAGGGCGAGATCACCAGCCCCGTGCCGCAGATGCGTGCGGTCGTGCGCGACGCCCTGCGGGAGCGTGGCGGCGGCGAGGGTGGCGGCGAGACGAACATTTACGTCAATGTCACGGCGGCTCCCGGTCAATCGCGTGCGCAGTCGCGGGAGATCGGTGGCGACATTGCGGACGCGATCTCCGCCCGATTGCGGGCGGCGGGCAGGCCGAACGGCTAACAAGGGAGAGCACCATGCCCGCGCCAGCGGCGGTGCCTGCGGGTCTGAGTGCGTTTCTGTGAGTGGCGTCACAAACGCGGTGTACGTACCGTATTGATGAATGGAGGCCGAACAACGTAGAGGGGAGAAGGGGAGTATGCAGCCACCGGGTTGGCAGTTACCGCAGAACACAGGATCATCGCTCGTGCCACAAATTGTTGTGCGCACGTATCCGTCGGCATCACAATATGAGCAGGATGCGCCGGGAATGTTCGCAGCGGGATTCGAGGTGGTAGGGCAAGTTCCCGGTCAAGGCGCGGCTCTCACAACGACGTGGCGACGGTTCGTGCCTGCGCAGGCTCCGTCGCTCCCACCCCCAAAGCAACAGGGGGTGCGCAATGCCACTGTGCAAATAGTCGGTTTCATTTTCTTGATACTCGTGGGAGTCCTTCTGTTTGTGGCGGTGCAAGGGTGGAGTACTCGCGCTGTTGAGGCCACCTCTGCCGCGCTTGGAACGCCAGTCGCGCTAACTAGCACAGCCCTCGGTACTCCGGTGTCTCTTACCGCTACTGCGCTCGGTACGCCTGTATCGCTAACGACTACTGCTCTCGCACAACCGCAACCCATCCGACGGTAGCACCTGCACCGAACCACAAAAGGCGACCGTTGTGGTCGCCTTTTGCGTTACGGGCCTTCGGGGTCGCCGGGGGCGTTAGTCGGCGGCTGCGAAAGCCCGAACGGGTTCCCGCTCGACAACGGTGCGGGCGCAGTCGCCGCGCTTCGGGCCGACATTGATGGTTACATCCTGATCGAAAGCGTTGAGCATTCGTGTGACGCGATCCATGCTAAAGCCGTCGAGGTCGCCGCCAAGCAGTTTGCTGAGTGACCCTTGACCGACGCCGAGGACGAGGGCAGCGTTTCGCTGGCTAAGGCCACGGGCGTGGATGCACTCATCGAGGGCGAGTACGAGGTCGGTCTTTGCGAGGCGTTCTTCCGCATCCGCGAAGCAGAGGTCTGCGAAAACATTGCCGCTACTCTTGGTGATCGTCATGCGCTTTTCTCCTTCGTGATTGCGGCGTCTTCCGCTATTGCTTCCGCTAGTCGCCGCTCGATCATGTCGAGGTCGCGCTTGGGTGTCTTGATACCGCTGGTGGACTTCTTCTGAAAGCAGTGCAGCACATATGCCGCGTTCGCCAGTTGTACCGTGTAGACGCAACGGTAGGTGTCGCCGCTGAACCGCTTGATGACTTCCAAGACACCCGCACCCCTGTAGCCTTTGAGGGGTTCGACGCTTTCGTGCTTCTTGCCCTCTTGCGCGGCGCGAAGGGCGAAACCAACCGCCGACTGTACCTCACGCGGGAATGCGAGCAAGTCGTCCCTGCTGCTCCCAACCCAATACAACTCGCGGTCGTTCTTTCCCATGCGTCCATGATACCAGAAGTGGTATCACTCGTCAAGGGGTGACGAGCGTCGTACGGGGCCATGCGGGAAGCCCTCGCGCTGTGGGGGGCGAAGTCGGAGCGGCGGCGGGGCTTCATCGAGGTTGGCACCGCCCTGATGGAGATACGCGAGGGGCGGTTGTACCGCGAACAGGGATACGAGACGTTCGAGGCGTACTGCCAAGAGCGGTGGGGGTGGAGCAGGCGGTATTCCTACAATCTCATGGTCGCGGCTGAGGCGGTGAGTGACGTGTGCGCAATTGCGCACACCGACGCTGCGCCACTTCCACCCCCAAAGAACGAAGGACAGGCCCGCGAACTTGCCCGCCTGCCGGACGCAGAGACGCGCCGCGAAGTATGGCAACAGGTGCGGGAGGAACACGGCGAGGCCGTGACCGCCGCCGATGTGCGTCGCGCTGCCGACGCCGCAAGAGGCATTCGCGGCGCGACCACAAACGAAGGTCGCGCCCGCCAATTGGCCCGTGCAGATGACGCAACCCGCGATGCTCGTGATCGCCGCCGCGCAATGTCAGGGGCCGGAGTTCGCGGGACGGCTGATTGACGGCCTCTGGGCGCATCTAGAAAGTTACGGGTGCCACGATCTGATCAATCGTCAGGTAACGCTCTGCGACATCGCGGACAGCGAGAACGACTGGTGGTGGTCTGACTTGCCTGACACCGACGATCTGGTGACCACTCCGCCCCCTGAAGGGGGCGGCTTCTCAGACAACCTCGACTACTGCCGGGGTTAG